GCAGGATCAGTTACATTAACTGAACGAATTATTCAACCCGAATATTTTCAAGTAAATCAAGAAATGTGTCTCACACCTTTCCAATCTGATTGGGAGGCTGCACAAATGGGATATTCTGCTTTTGATCAATTACCTCCTAAGTTCTCCGATTTTATTATAGGGCAATTTGCGTCTGAGGTAGCGGCTAAAACAGAATCTAATATTTGGAGTGGAGTAAACGCAAACGCAGGTGAGTTTGACGGCTTTACAACTCTCATGACGGCTGATGCTGATGTAATTGATGTAACTGCAGGTGCAGTTGTTGTTGGAAATGTAGTTGCTGAAATGCAGAAAATAGTTGATGCTATTCCTGCTACTTTATTTGGCAAAGAAGATTTACATATCTATGTATCACAAAACATTGCCAAGGCTTATGTTGGTGCAATGGGTGCATTAGGAAGTGGTATTGACAACAGAGGAGCATTGTGGTATCAGAATGGCGCACCTTTGTCTTTCGGTGGTATTCCTTTGTTTGTTGCTAATGGATTAGCAAACAATACTGCGGTAGCTGCTGAGAAATCAAACCTATACTTTGGAACATCTCTACTTAGCGATCAGAACGAAGTTAAGTTGCTAGACATGAGGGATTTGGATGGCTCGCAGAATGTGAGACTTATCATGCGATTTGCAGCTTCCGTTCAGTACGGAATTGGTTCTGACATCGTTTTATACTCTTAATTAATTTTAACCATAAAGAAGGGTAGGTGGTAAAAGTCTATCTACCCTTTTTTATTTAAACAAAAAAAAACATGGCTTGTAACGTAACATCGGGAAGAGTACTTCCCTGTAAAAGTGCCTTCGGAGGAATTAAATCAGTATTTTTTGCTGAGTTCCCTGTTGAGGCAACAATCGAAGGAACAGATCCTGCGACCTTGAACGAGGTAACTGCATTTACTGATTCCCCTGTTTGGTATGAGTATGAAGTAAAAGGTAATTCTAGCTTAGAAACTACAATTACTAGTTCTAGAGAAAATGGAACTACTTTCTACACTCAAACACTAAACCTTACTTTAACATTCTTAGATAACTTAACTAAAAATCAAGTTCAATTAATCGCAGCAGGAAGACCTGTTATAATTGTTCAAGATTACTACGGACATTTGTTCTTGTGTGGTTATGAAAACGGAATGGAATTAACAGGTGGAACTATTGTAACGGGAGCAGCCGCAGGTGACCTCTCGGGATTCACTATGGTGCTAGAAGGAATGGAAGAAACCGCACCGTACTTTGTACAGTCGGCAGCAGGAGTAACGGCAGCAGCCTCTCCTATCAATCCTACCCCTGCCTCTTAATTTTTACTAATTTATTTTAAAAGCATCTCTTTATAGGGGGTGCTTTTTTTTTGTCTAATTTACTTTTTACCTCTAATTAATTTATAAATGAACGAACTTTACTCTCAAATTAAAACTCTAGAAAATCAATTAACGGGCAATATGTTTTCAGACATGGAAATAAAGGATAAAATACATAATATTAAAATGAAAATAAACGGTGCTAAACCTTCTAATTCAGAAATTGATTGTGTTGGGTGTGGATCATAAAACAAAATAGATAAAAAAATACGTTACTTAAATATGGTTATAGCAACAACATCCGCAACGGCACAAACATTCTATGTAATACCTAGAGATTATACGTTAACAACTTTTACTATGACTATAAGAGATGATTCAACAAACGTTAGTGTTAATTATACAATTACGGGTGCAAGTGTATCGGGGAATTATGTAACCTTTCAGAATACCTTTTCGCCTGTTTTGGTTTCTAATCACTTTTATGATTTCAAATTAGTATCGGGAACAGATGTAATTTTTAAGGATAGAATTTTCTGTACAGATCAAACTATTAATCAAGTTGCTAACGATTACTACAAATTAAATGAGGGACAATTTACAAGTGATGATTCCTTTAACAATGAATATATCGTAATATGAAAAGAAATAAAAGTCTGCCTGTTGGGGTGACAAAACAACCAAATATAGGAGTTGTTAATTTAAGCACTTATACATCCCCCGAAATAATAGAAGTAAAGAATAAAAGTTGGGTTGAATACGGACAAGATAATAATTATTTTCAATTCTTAATTGATAGATATAACGGTAGTCCCACAAATAACGCAGCCGTAAACGGCATAAGTCAAGCTATTTATGGCAAAGGATTAAACGCAACAGATGCCAATAAAAAACCCGATCAATATGCCCAAATGATTTCAATGTTTGGAAAAGATTGTGTTAGAAAATTGTCTTATGATTTAAAATTAATGGGACAATGTGCAGCGCAAATAATCTACTCAAAAGACAGAAAGAAGATTGTCAAAGTAGAACACTTTCCAATTGAAACTTTAAGGGCAGAAAAGGCAAATGAAGAAGGTGATGTTCCTGCTTATTATTATTTTAAGGATTGGACAAACATAAAACCAAGTGATACACCTTTAAGAATCCCTGCATTTGGGATGTCAAAAGACAATATTGAGATTTTATATATTAAACCATACAGAGCAGGGTTTTATTATTATAGTCCTGTCGATTATCAAGGGGGTTTGCAATATTGTGAGATTGAAGAAGAGATTTCGAATTTTCATTACAATAATATAAGAAATTCATTTTCTCCAAATATGCTCATTAATATGAATAATGGGATTCCGAATCAAGAAGAAAGGCAGTTATTGGAAACTAAAATTGCATCTAAGTTTTCGGGAACATCAAACGCAGGTAAATTTATATTAAGTTTTAATAATGATAAAGAATCTGCTGCTGATGTAACACCTATACAATTAAGTGATGCACATAATGTTTATTCTTTCCTTTCAACAGAAGCAACTCAAAAGATAATGGTTGCTCATCGGATTGTTTCCCCTATGCTTTTAGGAATAAAAGACAACTCGGGTTTAGGAAATAACGCTGAAGAAATTAAGACGGCAAGTTTATTAATGGACAACACAGTTATCCGTCCGTTTCAAGAATTGTTAATTGATTCATTTGATGAAATACTAGCCTACAATGATATTTCTTTAAATCTATACTTTACAACTTTGCAACCTTTAGAATTTACAGAGGTTGACAAAGATTTACAAAACAAAGAAGAAATAGAAGAAGAGACGGGAATTGAAATGAGTTCCCAAATAGACGGCAAAACTGCATACGATACAATCGAAGAAGCAGAAGCTGAAGCTAAAAAGATAGGATGCGAAGGTTATCACGAACACGAAGTTGATGGGGTTACTTATTATATGCCTTGTGAAAGTCACGATGAAGCCTTAGATGAATTTCTTTCTTTAGGGGAAGATGAAGATGAACTTTTAGATAAGTATGATTTAATAGATGTTTCGGAAGTTGATTATGATAACGATGATGATTTAGATCAACAAGTAACTGAGTTAAATGAACCTTCTTTACTTAAAAAAATAACAAATTTAGTAAGCACAGGAAGAGCATATCCTTGGGCAAAAGATTCAGAGCAAGATGGAGGAACTAAACAAGATGAAGACTTAACTTTTTTAGTTCGTTACCAATACGCTCCTTTAAAAGTTCAAGGTGACTCTAGAAAATTTTGTGATAAAATGGTTGCTACTAAAAAAATATACAGAAAAGAAGATATAATTGCTTTAACGAATAAGCCTGTTAATGCAGGGTTTGGAGTAAAGGGTGCAGCAACTTATTCTATTTGGTTATATAAAGGCGGTGCAAGGTGTCATCATAAGTGGTTTAGAAAGACATACATGCTCACAGAGGGCATTAAAAAGAGAACCGAAGTAACCACAAAGGAAGCAAGATCAAAAGGCTTTAGAGCGCCTGTAAATGAGCAACTAGTACCTGTTGCCCCTAACGATATGCAATACAAAGGATTCACAAAAGCCTATTGGGATAAAATGGGAGGTTTTAAAAAGAAAAAGAAAAAATAATGGCAACAGTTTTATTCATAAATCGCACCGATCTAGTTCGCAATTCTATTCTTGATGGAAATGTTGACACAGATAAGTTCATTCAGTTTATCAAGATTAGCCAACAGATAAATATTCAGAATTATTTAGGTACAAAACTTTACGATAAGTTTACTTTAATAATAGGAAACGGAGACATAGACACTGCTCCCTATGCTGATTATAAATATTTACTTGGAGAATTTATTCAACCTGCTTTAATTTGGTTTGCCCAAGTGGATTATCTTCCCTTCGCTGCTTATCAAGTAAAGAACGGAGGGGTATTTAAACACACCTCAGAGAACGCTGAGACGGTTAATAAAACAGAAGTAGACTATCTAGTAGAAAAAGCAAGAACACACGCTGAGTGGTACGCTAGAAGGTTTATAGATTATATGTGTTTCAACGAGAATTTATTTCCCGAATACACATCAAACGTGAACGATGATATTTATCCAAGTTACGATGCAACTTTTAACGGATGGGTGCTTTGAGTTACAAACCGAAGAAAGAGAACATTAAAAAATTAAAACAGTTTTTATCAAAACTTAAAGACAATGGCAGTATTAACGAATAAATCAATTGCGTCTACCTATAAAAGTGTTCTGTCGATTGGTGCAACTACTGAAAGCGCATTAACCACAAGTATCCAACAATTAACTGATGGATTGGGGAATAGTTCTCCTTTGTCAATGAGTACAACTCAGATTCAGTTTAATAATGATGCTAATACTTTTTCGTTTCCTGCTACTAGAGGCACAAGCGGACAGATTTTAAAACTAGCAGATGCAAACGGAACTTTAAGTTGGGCAGATGATGATCTTTCAAACACATTAGATTTTTCGGGTGGCACAGGCACAGGTTCAGTTACTTTAGACACTCAAACATTAGCCTTTACAGGTACGGCAAATCAAATAGAAACAAGCGCATCAAGCCAAGCAATTACTTTATCGTTTCCAACCGCAGGGGTTACACTTCCCGATGGATCAGTAGCAACTACTCAAACGGCTAATGATGATTCCACAAAGGTTGCCACAACTGCCTATGTAGAAGCAGCCGTTGCAGCAGGGGGAGTAGGTAATGTAACAAAAACAGGAACACCAAGTACTAATGAGGTAGCAATATGGACTAATTCAAACACTATAAAAGGAGATGCATCTTTTACAATGAGTTCATCAACTTTTCAAATAAATAATTCAACTGCATCTTCTCAATCAAATTTGATAATAAGTAATAATGATACTGCCATAAATTCAATTCCTGCTAATATAATTTTTAATTCAAACACATTAACAAGTTATAAAACATTAGCACAAATTTATGCAACTAAAACAGATGCTGATATTGCTAATGCATCGGGGAAATTAAATTTTTCAACAACAGATGCAGGAGTTCCATCAGTTAAATTCATTATAAATTCAAATGGTTTATCTGAGTTTTTTGGAAATGTTAATGCTTACAATACCTCTAGTTTAAAACTATATTCTTTAGGGCAAGAAGGTTATTCTAATACTGAATTTTTAGAAATAAAAAAAAGCAGCACAAATGCAATTTTTAATGTAAATAAAGTTGGAACAGGATCAGTTAGAGGTTTAGAATTTCAAACAGGAGGCTCTCCAAAACT